AATTCTGACCAATCCATTTTATTGTAAGCATAAAGCTTTAGATTCATATCTGCTTTTGATGATTGTATAGATATAGCCTGTAAGGCCAGTAGCATCAGCGAAAGGCAATAGGCTGTCCTAACCTTCGCTGAAGGGCCAGCTATGCGCCCGCGCTTTGGCGTTATGGTAATGCCTCTGTCAAATATCTTACGCATTGACTTACTCCTTATCTCACTATATGGACAAGTTTTATTAGTATTTACTAGAAATCAACCCCATCAGGCATATCCATATGCTCATCTATATCTCTCCATATTGGATATATGTCATCTTTCACTCTAACTCCCATATCTTCTTAAACTCTAACTGGCCTGATTGAAAGGCGTCTTTCAGCCTTTCCCTACCATCACTATGGAACTTAGTAACTAAATAAGGCTCAGCTATTGTGCCTTCTAGCCATTCAACTCTTTCACCATTTGGATCAATAACATCATCGCCATTTATGTAATGAAACTTATCTAATATCGCATCAATTGATGATTCTCTAACTGTCTCAACTATCTCGCTAGATATATTGCTTTTTACCCACTTAACGAATTCGCGCTCGTTCTTGATAACCCACTTAAACTTAGGCTTACTGGTAGTCACATAAGCGATAACATCATCACCATATTCAGCCTTTACTCTGTCTGCTCCTATTGCATCCATTTCTGCCTGTAGAGCTGCTCTCAACCTATCTTTAGCCTTCTTAGCCTCATCAGCTATCAGACTCACCGCTGCTAGTTCCAGACTCAGTTCTTTGATTCCCATCTTGCTCCCTTTTCTTTGCTCTATTTAGCCTGACATCTAAGCTGCTTACATTTATGCCACAATCTCTGGCGATAAACTCCTTATCAAATCCCCATTCCATTAGCTGACGGATATATTTAATAGAGTGGGGTCTGCTCATCGTTATAGGGCCTTTCCATAGTCGCGTTGCCTGTCCAGTATTTTACGCTAATTTGCTCGAAACCAGCTGCTAATCGGCATACTCGACACTTACCCGATTTCATCTTCCAATTACCGCATTTATCGCATCGAGTTATGTCATCTTCTTTACTGGCTACGCGATCAGAGGGATATATGATGCGCTGAAGGAAGCATCGCTGACATTCAATCAACCATACTTCTTCAGGCGCTTCAGGTATATCACTAGTCTCATACCGATACAGCTCAATATGCGGCGTAACTGCTAAGCAACTTGAGCACTTAAAAGGATGAGCATCTTGCTTCATTTTTGAAAAACCCAATGCCCATCTGAACCAACTCTCATCCATTTAGCAGGATGACCGGACTTAGGCGTAGGACAAACCCAACCCCTATATTCCTTGCCTTCCTTTGTGCCAGTCTTTAAGACCATTGGTCCATCTCCACCAGAACATAATGGGATTTCATCAATTATCTCAGCACCTAATTGGTCTGCTATTGCAGTTACATCCCAGACAATTGGCTCAGGATCATTAGGGCGTTGCTCTTTTATGAATTCCGCAAGAGCTGGCTTAGTCGTTTCAATTGCCTTCTTTGGGCTTTGTTTAGTCTTAGCGAAGTATCCAGCGAGGTTAAGTGCGCGTCCCAACGATCCAGTTTCCGCAAGCTCGAGTGCATATTGCTTGGATTTAGACTCACTGGATAGACCTGTAGTCCAAGGGTGTAAGTCAGCCTCAGTCCGATATAGCTCAGTCTTAATGATATAGACATCACAATTAGCCACAAGCGACTCCGCCAAGATATGAGTCTTGATTCTATAATCTGGATAAGCATTTATAAACTCCTTCAATCGGTCTTGAACACTTACATAATCATCTAGGTAATTCGACATCTAACTTCTCTCTCCCTGCGAATTGATTTATCGCATCTTCTAATTGTTCTTTCAATGAATAAAATGTGCCATCTGGCCAGTTCTGTGCATCATCGGCGCAAGGCTGGCAATAGAACCTAACCTGAGCCTTTCGAAGCGGTGTCTCGCTTTGGACTTTCCATACTGCTGGTGTTGTAGCTCTTAAATCCCAGCCATTCTTATTTTGTCCCCAGCGATATTTGCAATAGTCGCAATATTGATTGCTATTGTGATTGCGAGTCAGACTCAATGTCGTCCCAATCTTCTGGTGTCGAAAATCGTAATCGACCCAAGATAGCGGCATATCCAATGAGATCGAGATACGAATCTTCGCGCTCTGGACTTTCCACCATTCTTGAGAGTTTGGTCGCAATAGCAATAATTGCCAAGTCAGATGGGTCTCTGAGCTGAATACCGAGTGCTTTACTGATTTTGAAAATGCGTAGTAAATTGTGCCTCGGGTCGCCATACTCGATGCCCCTGTCGAATAGTGTGTCTCCAGCACTTTCGAGCCATTCATTTAATGATTTCTGTGTATCGGACACTTGCTCTCCCTCTCTTATATCCTTCATTAAAGGCTTTAGCTTTGGCTGAACTCCAAAGAGCCCACAAGTAAAGGCCGAAGAATGGAACGCCGATGGTTATTGCAAAGACTTGCGTATCAGATAAATTAGGAAACATCTGCGCTCACCCCATATTTATCTAGCCAATATGCAGATATCTCAGCCTTTGATAAACGGCCTCGCAGCTGTTTCTTACCCATCCGCTCTTTAGCGAATCGTCTTATTATTGATCCCTTAACCCAATTTGTCTCATCAGTCCAAGCCCCTGCTTGAGAATCAAATCGAATAAGAGTTACTTTATTTACCATTTTGCTCCCGTTCTGTAATCCCTAAATGGATTAACGGGTTAAATATATTTGCTTAAATCTATTTAGACAAGCAATAGCGCGGCGAGTCGGATATCAAGATAGCCAGCTAGTCTTTCGTTTGTCGCTTTATTGGCAAAATCAGTACTTATAGGCAACCGTTTTAATACCCATTCAGGCTCGTTTATAGCCCCTAAATCAAACTCATATATACCTTTAGGTGTCGCGTTAATATAGAGGGTCTTAGCGCCCGTCCTAGCCCTTATATCGGCCAGATAATCCCACTTCTTCTTCTCAATAAGCAAAGTATCATAATGAGTCCTACGGCATTTAAGCTCAAGATAGGCGTTATGGGTTATGCCGTCTGCTCGGTCGGTCGCTGATAAAGGCGTCAAGTCTGGATAAAGCGACTTGAGAGCCTCGAATAACTCGACTTCCCTAAAGTAGATTAGTTATCTTCCTCGCCATCTTCCCAACCAATTTTCTTTATTGGGTCATCGGCAGGCACTATCCAATCAGGATAAGAACTGCGATCCATAGCAAAGGCTAAAGAAGTGCCCTCATCCATCCCAGCTCTGCGACAAGCTTTATAAACTTCATTGGCAGCAATAGCCCAGAAATCAAGCTTTGTTAAAGGAGTCTCTTTAGTAGTGCGCTTTCTCTTTACTGGCTTTTTACTTACGCGCTTTCGCGTTGCCATTTCTGACTCCTCTCGCTAGGGCCAATTCTAGCTGAGACTCCATTTTATCAAGGCGCGACACTATGGGGATATTTTCTAATTTAATTATATAGCGCAGGCCAGCAATCAATAAGGCTATAGAGCCTAAGACTGAAGCTACTAAGGTGGCCAATTCAGCGGCTATCATTATTCGATATGTCCGTAGCGGTCATAGCTAGGGTTTAACCAGTTGATAATGCTAGGCAAGACTGATGCTATGGCTGCATTTGCAATGGCAACAGGGTCTAATCCGACCGCTAGATAAGCTGCTAGGGCTGCCGCTATAAAGGTCTTCAGCCAAGTCGCTGCTGCTAGTTTTAGGTCTCTCATCATTTCTCTCTCCTTCTAGGTCAAACCATTGATTATTGTTATCTCCCAATTTTGTAAAGCTTATGTGGAAATGTGAAATGTGAGGATTAGGGCCTTTGTATTTACGCCATTTCCAGTTCATTATGCTGCTGGCTATCTTGCGATCATAGATAATATATTTAATGCGCTTATCACCGCGCTTAGCTAATAGGCGTAACTTTTGGACAACTGCGTAAGCTTCTTCTTTATGAGCGCCTAAATCTGAATCAATATCTAAAGCTCTGACGATTCCTCGAGAGTCTGGTATGTGGTCAGAATTGCGGTTTGTAAGGTGCCGAGCATCAGCAATCCAGCCATCAGACTTACGATCCCTATCAGGATAATCATCATCAATCTGAGTCCTTAATTGAATTCCGGCAGCGCATAATTTTGTCATCGTTTATAGATTTTTAGGGGCAAGGCACTTCTACCCAGTTAATAATTGCTTCGTCCCAGACATAACATTTGCCATCATCGGGATAAGGCACAGGCGCTTCCCAATAATAAGTTTCTGGATCAAGAATCCAAGAAGGATAAGGTTGTGGCGCAAAGAAACCAATGCCATCGAAACTATCTCCGATTCCAGCATAATTTTTATGTAGTGCAGGGCTTCCATCATCGCCATAATGAACGCCACCGCGAGTATTGTACGAAGTTTTAATCCAAGTGCCGCCAAGATTTTGTATTAACCAATCATAACCTTCATTAGGATCATCATTATTACCAGTCAATACTCTAAGAACTATATTGTTCTCATCTATTTCTGCCCAATGTGACATCTCTACACCGCCGTCTTTAGATAGCGAACGATAACAATACCTGAACCGCCGTTACCGCCGCCATAATATGAAGCGGTTTGTTCGCCGCCACCGCCACCGCCGCCAGTGTTGTTTGTGCCGTTACTTCCTGCGGCACCTAGTTGTCCAGCACCACCACCGCCATTACCGCCTGCGCCTGGTGTGCCGCCAAAATATGTGCCGCCGCCACCGCCGCCTGCGAAATAATATGTGCCACCTACATTCTGTCCTGCTCCAGTAGTAGAACCACCTGATATTGCAGTAGATAATCCCGCGCCACCATCACCGCCAGTTGTAGTCGTTCCATTTGCTCCTACTGCGCCAGCGCCACCACCGCCGCCGCATCCGAAGTTCGGCCCGCCTGCGCCAGTTCCTGAATTATTACCTTGACCTGCTGTGCCTGCACCTGCTGCTCCGCCTAAGTTCGGTCCAGAAGAACCACCTGAACCACCGCTTCTATCAGTCGCAGCCTGACCACCTAAACCACCGCCAACGGCGACAGTCAATGCACCGAAAGAAGAGTTTGTTCCTTTCGCTCCTTCATTGGCTGGACTGGTAGAAAATGCTCCACCTGTACCACCGCCACCGACTGTAACCGTATAATCTGCAGAGGTCAAAGATTGACTTGTAAAAGTTAAGTAACCACCCGCTCCACCCGCTGAACCATAAGCGCCACCGCCACCACCTGCAACAACTAAAATATCGCAAGTCAAAGTAAAGTTTTTCACACCTAAAGTTCCATTACCTGTGAAAGTTCTATAAAAGTAGGTAGCATCTGAACTAAGAGTGCCACCTGTTACTTCTTTACCTAATTTACTTGAAGCAATAATCCCGATCAAACTCATTACGCTATATCTCCTACGACATACCAAGTGTCGGTAGCAACCTTGATGCAAGAAGCTGCCGAGAATTGCGCTCTTAACTTAGGAGCTGTGGCAGTTGCTCCAGTTGATGAAATCGTAGTAGTGCCTGAAGTTACGGCCTTGATAGTTGTCTGACCTGCTCCGATTTGAATAACATTGATTACTGTGCCAGTTGGAAAAGCAACATTGGCGTTAGTTGGAATTTGAAAGTCATTAGCACCAGCGACAGACATTGTGACCAGTTTTTGGTCTGCATCTGCAAGAACTACTGTATAAGTTGCAGTTTGTGCATTAAGAGTTACTTTTGAGCCAGCGGCATAATCGTAAGCAATACCAACGGAACCGCTTGAACCGCCACCAGTAATAGGTGAAGTTACAGTTACTTCTGTTATATCGCCTACATCATTGGTAATCCAAGTATAATCTAAATCGGTATTGGAAGCTTTGCTTAAAATCTGGCCCGTAGTACCACCTTTAAGATCTACTAATGAAGTATCTATTGAGCTGCCAAGGGTTCTTATGGCGGCTGCGCCATCCTTGACTAAATCTGTATCAGCTGGGGTTGCCCAGTTGAAATTCGTTGTATTTGGCATTTATTCTCCTTAGGCGACTATTGTAGCGTTGAGCCAGTCCAAAGTTGGGCTGATTGTATTCCAAGTCTCTACCGCTGGGACTGAGTTCCAACGGAAGGCTTGCAGGCTGAAAGCTATAGGCGATAGGTTCATAGTTAGTTCTAATCGCCCTAAACTGGCAGTCCAAGTCCATCCCTCAACAAAGCCTTGAAATTCGCCATTGGTCATATTGAGTGGCAAATTTTCTATATTAATGGGCATACCCATAAACACATTTAATAGGTTATCGCGGTCGCTATTGTCAATTTCTGAGCTTGCAAGGGGAAACGTTATTTGTTTAAAAGCAAATTGGGGATAAGCGCGGATGAGGAGATAGAAGGCTGCTTGGTCTTCAGCGTCAGCCTGATGGCGAAGGGTTGTAGATATTGTGGTAGCTAGTTGGCCGTAAAGGGATATTGACGCTGCGTCTTGATCTGTAACATTTGCGCTGCCAGTGCCATAACCGACTGTAATTGCGTTGCGAACATCGCCAGCCCGTTTGACTATTGAAAGAGCTGGGCCAATGGCGTGATTGCCATCTAGATCAACATACCCATTAGTAGCTAGGTATTGGCTGCGGTGTGTTGAGTCGGCATACCCAATCCGACCTTGCGCATCTTCATAAAGATAGCCAAGTCCGCTAGTAGCAAAGCGAGAAGCTAAATTATAAACTGTGTCATTGAGACCAGTCTCAGAGTGAAGCTCATAATCGCCCGGAGTGTCTATCTCTCCTAGTCCAGTATTTTCTGCATCTTGCCATTGAGTCGCTGGGTCATAGCCCGCCCAAGTTTCGGCAGTTGGCACTTCATTCCATTGGTCAAATAAAACTCCGCTAAGTAATTCTTCAATGCGCTCTCCATCAAATTGATGGGCAAAGTTGCCATTATAAAGGGCCCTATTTAATCTTGCTAAAGCTCCTACCGCAACTATTCTAATTTGCTGACTGGTAGCAGTTGATCCTGAGGTCTGGACTGTAATGCCTAAATCTGTAATAAAGCCGCCAAAGAGATTTACATAGGTTGCGGTAGAATCTTGCACCTCTATTGTAACTGCGTCATTTATTTCAAATGGGACTGCTGCCTCACTAGTCTCAATCAAGGTCACATTGCAATAACCTGCAACTGGCTGAGTATAAATATCGGTGCGTCCAGAGGTTATTGTAAGACCGCTAAGGGTTGCGCCAGTAACTGTATTGCCAGCTACCTTAACGCGATAAGTAGGATTCCAACTTGTCATAAGCCCGTTAGTTGCAGAGCGCCTGCGCCAGTTCGAGAGTTGCTATTGTTTAAAGCTAGGACTACCGCTCTAGTAAATCCTTCTTCATCTATGGCACTAGGTGCATTGACATTTATAGTAATAGGTTGGCCAGCTGCATCGCCTCTACGCACATTGCTTACATCAAAGTTAGTTGGGATAGCTAAATCAGTTGCTTTCAATCCAGATTGGAAGGTTGGCATTGTGCCTAAAATTGCTGGATTTGCTGATGATTTTGTGCTGGGAGTTGTAAAAGTAGGAGCAACTGGGCTTGGGCTGCTAGGTGTAAAAGGAGTAGGAATATTTATATTGCCTGTAGAAGTAGTTATTCTGCCAGTTGTGTCATTGCTTTGAGTAAATGATGGTTTGGATATTGTGGGAATATCTGGCAGTAGAGGTATTTTGTTATAAGCTCTAATTAGAGCATTAATGCCATCTATTGCTGCACCGACCGCACTACTAATAAAGCTAGTTACTTTTGAAATGATTGTTATAGTAGCCCCTGCCACTTTGCCAATTGTTTCTAATGCGTTTCCAAAGGTGTTAATTAAAATTGGTATAACAATGTTTTTTAAGAAAGCCACAAATTGTTGAAAGCCTTCTCGGTTGTTTTCTATTGCGTCTTGGATTGGCTTTAGTGCTCTGTCTTTAAATTCAATAAATTTTGGTATAGCGGTATTAATTACATAATCCAAAGTCTGTTGCAGGATTGGCAATAATCTTGCTCCGATAGATTCCTTAGCTTCATCAAAACCGACTCTAAGTCTCGCTAATTGTCCTTCAAAAGTATTGGCTTGAACTGTAGCTGCACCGCCAAAAGTGTCAGCAAGTTGTTTCATTGTGCCTTCAAGACCTAGCGACTTTATCTCTGCCGCCGAAAGTCCTACGCCCAAACGACCAAGAGCGCCAGTATTACCCTCATAGGCTTTACCCAAGGCGTTAGCTACTGACTCAACGCTTTTGCCAGTAGCCGCAGAAATATCAAGAGCTAAATCTAAAAGCCCTTGTGATTTTGTTACATCACCAGTAGCAATTGCTAAACGCTGCAACGCTGGGCGTAGTTGATCATCAGCGACCCCTGTGGCTAGGGAAGTCTTTAGGATTTGTCGCTCTATCGCAGCTATCTGAGCATCGGTTGCTCCAGTAACATTTTTAAGAGCATTAGCTAAGCGAAGCTGTGCAGCCTCATCTTCAATGGCTGCCTTAACGCCATCAACGGCTAGCTTGACTGCATAGGCTGCCGCTGCTGCCGCTGCTGCTGCAAAGGCGGCTGCTGCGACCTTGCCAAACTTCTCTAACTTACCGCCAAAGCCTTCAACCTCTTTAGAGCCAGTATCAAGATTTTTCTTGAGATCAGCGACATCAGCAAGAATCGAGAGTTTAATTGTTCTACTGCCAGCCATTACTTATCCCACTCTTTCAATATCTTGGAAAATGCTTCTTGCCATTTCTTAATCAATTCAGGCTGAATCTTACGAAGGGTTGGGTAGATAAAGTAGCCAGCGTTTCCGCGACCTTTGCTGGGTGTTCTTCTTGGGAACTGACGCAAGCGATTACTTCCAAATTCATAACCCGCCCAGAGTTTTTGTGTGCTACCGCCACCAGAAAAGCGCTGACTTGCAAAGCCGTAAGAGAACTCTCCGATTTTGGAACTGGCCGAG